CCTTGTGTATTTTATATTTAACTCTGTGCATCTGCTTTTGGCTAATGATGCGTCTACTTGCCAAACAGCGAAAGCTGAACGAACACCATCAACGATTGCTGACGTACCTCTAATAAGGTTNCGAGCTTCTTCTGGCGTTGTGATTGGTTCTTTATCTCTAATCTTAGCCATGTGGTGATTTACAATCACTGTTGCTCCTGTTTCTGTTGCAATCTGGGCAAGTAAACCCATAAATGCTGCACCCGCAGCAGGATCAGCGTTTACATCTGCGTGTACAAATGATGCCATTGGATCAATAACAACCAATGCGAGATCTTCAATCTCCAACATTTCTTCATAAATCTTTTCAAACTCTGGAGAAGTTGCGTATGTATTGTCTACTTTCATCATAATTGGGAACACCCCGCCTTCATTTGGCAGCGGCACAATGATACAATCATGCGCATAACCCGAACGTTTGTTCAGGGGATCTAGTCTGCTGATCCGTCTGTGGATCTCATCTTTGTCATCTTCTGCTGATAAAACAATTGATGTGCCATGATTAGCAACCAAACCACCAAAAGCATTTTGCATACCATCGCCTGATGCCACCTTCATTGCTAGATCAAGGGTCATCATGCCTTTACCGCTATCCCCTGCGGCTGCAAACACCACTGGCACTCCGAGCGGTATTGTATCTCCGATCAAAAACTTCTGCTCTGGAGCCGATCCAACAAACTGCTGACTAATAAGTAAGTTCTGGTTTCTGAGAGATAATGACTTCTTTACCTTATGCACAGGCGCATTAAGGAAGTTTGATATGTCAAACCCTTCTTCAATTGCGTCTGCTGCATCCCACTTTTTAGGCTTACCCTTTGGTGGCACAAGCATGGTGATTGATTTGGCACCTGCATTCTGTGCTAGTTCTTGGACTATCCTAGCTAATTTTCTACCTGCATCGTCATTGTCAGGCCAGATTATTAGCTCTTTGCCCTGCAACGGAGAAAAATCAAACTTATCTTTTGTGTTACGAGATAGCATCCCTGCACCACCGATAGTACAAGTAGCTGTATATCCTTGCTTTGTTAGCTCATCTGCACACTTTTCACCCTCAACCCATATCACGCGATCTGATTGAGCAATGTCAGGGAGGTTATAAAGCGGTCTAGTTTCAGGCAAACGCGGAAACTGGCGGAACTCTTTCTTTGCATTCCCGTCCGTATCCCGAACAATTTCCCCTGCTGCATCTCTTTCTATATATCTTCGCACTGTTACGAGGACTTCTCCATCAGTTGATAGGTAGAAATACTCGCCATCGTGCGGTGTATTAGTATCAATGACCCGTCTTTGCTTAACTTGTTCGGGTTGTTCTCCCTGGTTATCGTCAAACTTGTTCGGGTTTATTGGGTTCATTGGCACTTCTGCCTGGGGTCGATCCAAGAACGTAGCAAAATGTTCAGCTACATCGGTGATTTTCCACCTGTAAGCCTCCATTAATATCTTGGATATACCCCCGATCCCGTCACCACTGTTAAAATCCATGCCGCGCATGAAGTTTGGACTTGACGGATCAATGTTTATTTTAAGAGATTGCCCTGCTTCTCCTGCCAATGAGCCAAGATAGAACTCATTCCGAACAACTCTTCCGTTTGGGTAGGCATTCTTTAGTGCTTCAATCTGTACATATGACGGAACTTTTTCCGTAATCTCAGCGACTAAATCTTTTTGATTGCCCCCATATATTGTATTGCCAACTACTCTTAATGACATTATATTGTCCTTACACTCATATTTACCACTTTTGGGGGTTAGCATTTACACGGTGCTGACCCCTAATATTATTCACCCTTCCAACAAGTCTCCCTAAACTCACAGAACTTACAAAGATAAAAATCTTTGCTTTGAGCTATGCGAGGTAGAATGTCACCTGCTTTGGATGCAGTCAAGATATTTACTGCTTTATCACTCGCTGCTTGTGCCAAGTCTTTATCAAAAGGCACCAACTCATAGTATATTTCAGACGTATTTTTGTTTACGACTGTAAACAGCGCAGGGCATTCTGTTAGCTCCATATAAGCTTGATACAAAGCGATCTGCGTTGCATATGTTGGATTTGCCTTTGCCACACCCATACGTTGAAAGGCTTTCCATTTATTATCTTTTGCTGACTTGTTCTCCCACAATGCAGGGTAACACATATCAACAGGACCGTCACAGATCACACCATCTATATGACCTCTGATCTCACCATCAGCAATTGAAAACCCGAACTGTTCTCCCATCTTGTCTTCTGTTCTAAGATCAAACCCTGCGTCCTTTATCCATTTAGCTGCATGATCTTCGATCCCATGACCGAACTCAAAGATGCGTAGTGTCTGTGCGCTGAANCCAGAGTTCTCATCTTGAGGATAATTTAAGTAACGGTACTGTATTTTACGGCTGCACTCATCACCAATACTTGACGCCCCCAGGTACTTCCGCCTTTCTCTTCGCTCATTAACCCGAACAATTCCTTGGTCTACAGCTTCTGCTATTGCTTCTACTATAGGATCAGAATGGGATGCTTGTATGGGGCCAAGCGCCCGTTGACTTAAAGTAATTTTCTTCGAGCTTCCCAATTTCAATCTCCGATGATAGTTTTGCTGCCTCTTGTAATCCGAATACGAGTGTGTGAACTTGATCTTCTGATAAATCACAAAATCTGGTTTCCCACCCAAACTTTCCTAATATAAATGCCAGTTCTTCTATTGGCTTTCTTTCTTCCATTAGTGCATTGCTCCCTCTTGCTCTGTTAATAAATCAAGTATTTCGTCTATTTCTTTCTTTGGAAGTTCACTGTTTGTATATTGCAGCATTAAAACTGTAAGATCGTTTACAATAACATCCGCTGACCCGAACAAAACTTCGCCTTCTTCAGAATCTTCCAACTCATCTTGAATAACTTCATTTGCTGTATCTGTAATTTCACCTAAATCTTTAAGGTTTTTACANAAACAAACATACTTAGTTTCTTCTGTGTATAATTCTCTTTGACTACTTCGTTTGGCTAGAGACAAAACCATTTCAAATCTCGCCATCCTCTTGCCTCTCTTTGTCGTTATGTCTTAACCATAACGCCAAATCAGAAAAAATATATTTAAAATCTGATGTTGGAAGAACTGCAATTAATTTTCCATCATCCCAAATTTTTAAACCTTCATCATAAACTGCCCAACGTATCATAAATATTTCTCCACTGCTCTCTCAATAATTGTTTTATTCCACATAAAACTAAGCATGCATGCGGCTTTGTATTTAGTCCATGAGAAATCCATAAAACCAACTTCAATACCTTGCTTATGTAAATGTTCAATTTGCTTTTGTGTAGCTCTCTGGTCGAGCCATCTCTTTGTTTTCTTTGCTGCACTACCATCTTCGATCTCACGTAGGAAATCATCTGCGGCTGCTGTGGCCTGTGCGCTACCGCCTACAGCAAGAACTTTAAATTGTACTCTTCCACTCTGTGTCTTGCCAAATGCGATAGATAAATCGCTTGTGTTTGCAACGCCCACAAAGCCATCAAAACCCATAGCCATACGCAAGCTGCTGTCACCAAACAAATCAATCCAACGAAACGGTGACATTTGCATCAAGTCATACTCAGTCATTGAAACGTCATACAACTCTTCTTTTTCTTCTCCCTCTTGTTCAGAGATAAATTCATGCTCACAGAACTGACAGACTTTGGTTCCCATAGGGACTTCTGCACCACAGCTAGGGCAATTTTTGATAGGTGCTTCGCCCTGCTCACGATCATCAAGATTAACTGAATCTTCAAGTGAGCCGTGCGTAAAAACACTTGTGCCAAAGTCAAGGACTACGCAATCCGTTTTGATAATGCCAGGGAACTCTTCGGGATCAATCGTGCGTAAACCACGACCAATCATCTGAACCATTGTACTCTTCTGTGAGCACGGTCTTGTTAAAACCACACAAGACACTGGTGGTGCGTCAAAACCCTCTGTAAGGACCGCTACGTTGACCACAACCTGTAATTCTCCATAGGTTAGGTCATTTAGTATCTTGGCTCTTTCTGCCTTTGGTGTCTCGCCTGTAACCATTTCAGCATTAACATCAGCGTCCAAAAATTCATATAAAAGATCTTGCGCATGCTTAATTGTGCTACAGAACACAACAGTTTTTCGATCACTTGCCTTATCAATCCAGTTATCAACAACAGCTTCATTTATGACTTTACGATTCATAATCGCTTCGACTTCATCCATGTCAAAGTCATTACCCTTACGGCTTACGCCACTAAGCTTATCTTTCACACCGCAATCAATGACATATGTTTTGGGCGGTACTAAAAAGCCTTCTCGAATCAATGTTGTGATTTCAATTTGGTGAGCGCAATTATTGAAAACGTTGCGTAGCCCTTTGCCATCGCCACGATTCGGCGTTGCAGTAAAGCCAACAATCTCTGCTTTTGGATTATCTTTTTTGACTGCCTTAATAACTCTTAAATATGTATCGGCTGCTGCATGGTGGCTTTCATCCACGACAACCATATCAAACGCAGGACGATCTTTTAGGTTTGTCTCGCGTGAGATTGTCTGCACCATTGAGAAGATTGTATTACCACCCCAATCTTTGATCGTGCCGTTTACAATGCTTGTTGTGATGTATGGATTAATACGCTCAAACTTGGACTTGTTTTGGTCTACAAGTTCATCACGGTGTTGCATCACCAAAATCTTTTTACCGTCTTTGTAGCGTTCACCTACGAGCGCGGAGAGCATAATCGTCTTACCTGCTCCAGTAGG